GTGACGTGGTGTCGCTGTTAAAAGGTCAGCATCCCTCCATACACCGCCCACTGGTCTTACAAGAAAATCGCCAGATTTGGTGTGTGGGTATTCCCGAGCACGGGTTGCTAATGTAGTAAGAACTCAAAGCATGCCAATACATCATAATAACATGGTGCACCACACTTGTGTGATTTGTTTTTGCCTCCTTCCCCGCGGGTCGCGGACGGACGGGTTCCCAACCGCCCTGGTTTTAATTTTATTTCACACTAAGCGTGCCAGAACATCGACTAACACTAGTTTGGGATGGTCGTGAACCCACCCACGTGATCGTGTTTTGCCATTCAAACGGCGCTCAAGCGAGAATCATTGCACCAAGTGCAGCGATGCTCAAGCCAGTGAGTGCCGCCCCTGCGATCGTGTCAAGCACACCACCACCCTTTCCTTTCTGTTGCGCTTGAATGTTGCTGACATGTGCAACAGCATCATTCAAGTGGCCTTCATTGGTGGATCCTGGATGGATCCAGTTCAAAGCGTACTGGACTTGCTCCACGTCGTAGGGACAATAGTCAGGCGGTGCACGCTCGCCAAAGACCTGATTGTCACTTTGGATCTCAGTGCCTGTAGAAACAGTGAACCAACCTTCACGCTGTGTCACAGTGGTGGATGGTGCAGTCTTCATCACTGCACAAACCCCCTCTTGAACATCAGAAAACGAGACAGGTTGTATCGCACTGCCGACGACGCCGGCATTCTTCCCGGACATGCTGGTGTGTTTGAACATGACATCATCCAGCGTGGTCGGGCGCCATAGGATACTCAGGCCTTGGACAGCCTGGTCTAGGTAGCGGTCTTGAGCGGAGGCGAGTTTTGCCGCCGTTGTGGTTTGAGCGTTCCAGTTGTTCCACACGAGCACATTGCCAGCGGATGAGACAGCACTGTAAACATAGTCGGTGAAAGCTTTTCCTTCCGGGAGTTGTTCGGCCACCACCACCCCTTCTCGATAAAGAGCGGCCGCAACATTCGTCAGCGTTGCACGCATCGAATTAGTTCGTTGCGAGTCAGCGATGATCGTTTGACTGTTGAGCCCACCGTTTAGGAGGTAGTGCGGAAGGAACCGGAACGTTCCACGCACAGTAGCATAACTGAAGCCCCACCAAGACACTTGGAGTGGTGCGGCCGCGGAGGTCGTGCCTACAAACGCGGCAACCCATGCAGGTGCACGGGCAGGGAGAGCAAATTTGAGAAGCGAGTTTGTTGAAGCTGCTGTCGCAGTTTGAGTGATTGTGCCTTCAAAGCCACCAACACGTTGGCGCAACACAAGGAAATAGTCTGCATAATTGGCACCTGTGAATGCGCCGTTGACCTCGAAGAAGTCAGCCGTAGTTGATGACCCAGCATCCCAGACATAGCAGCCCTCCTCCTCACTTTCCGGATCGTAAAAAACACACTCTACACTGTTGTTCGAACAATCAGTGTTGGAGTGGTAGACATAGGTCCCTGAAAGGACCAGGCCATCCGGTGAGTTGACGTACTCTTCAAGCGCGTCGCTCGTCTGGTAGACTGAGGTCAGGTCCGCAGCGCCCCACGTCACAGCTGGGTGATAGATGGACATCTGACACCAGGGATTTGCGGGGTGAGAGGCGAACACTGCTTCTGTAGCTGAGATGCTGTCGTTGGTGGTTGAGAGGGCATTTGTGTTGTCGAACGGATAGGCACAGCTGAGAATGAATTTGTTCTTGGCTGTAGGCACAGACGTGCCTTCTCCGATGCGGACAGCCCCGAAGATGTCGGGGTACACAAGCCGCAAGAGGAGCATGGTCTGGACTGCAGTGAGCCGTGGTGGGCCTTGAGGACGCGCACCATCCACGGATGCTGGAGCAACCTTGGATTTCTTTGTCCGATTCTTGCGGCGAGTGCGCACAGGCACAATCTTGGTTCCTCCAGAGACTCCGGCAGCGACTGCTGAGGGCACGTCTGCGTTTGCAGCGGCTCCTTTGGCTCCGCTTCCAGTGGGGGAAGCTGGCACTTGCATGCCTGCTCCTCGCCACTGTTGAAATGCTGCCCAAGTTGTTTTGGGCATTCCTTTTGGTCGTTGTAGTTTGTTTTCTTTTGACATTGCATTATGAGTTCAACTGCTGTATGGGATACACGGCAGATCGTGGACTGTACATCATCTCGTGCGGTTTGGCCGAGGACACTAGTCAGGTGTTGCCTCTACCCGTTATTACCGCCGGTCCGTGCAGTCTCTCGGCATTTACTCAAAAGGTTGGTTGTAAAAGGCTTGACCGCCAACAATGGGTGGTCCACCGGATGATCTGATCCTAAAAATGCGGACCCTTCTTGACCATCGAAGGACATCGATCATGTTCGACAACAAATGTCGCCGACAAACTGTGTTGTGATCAACCCGGCGATTGTTTGGATACCGGGTTCTCTCATAGGCAACAGTCTCCGCTGTGCAGTTCTCTTCATCAGTGCCGGCCATGAAGCACCCGCAATCAGCGTACGTGCTGCCAGCATAGGCAATGAAGACGTGAGTATACTCCTTCACAATGTTATGCACATAGGAAACAACGGAGTAAACTCGCAAACCATCACAGTCGACATAAAAAGCAATGTCATTCCAATCTGGGGAAGGTTGTCCGGTTCGATCAGTATAACCAGGGTAGCGCAGTTCGATCAACATGGTGGGATCCATGGTGTCAGACAGTTTAACGACTTATCTAGGTCGAACCCCTGAGACTTAGCACCAAAAGAGCGATTTTGGATCGTGAGCGAGATGACCCCATTGGTATTTTCAAGCAGTTACCATTTTGCCGGGCCAGTAAGTTTCTGCCGGCATGGAGGGGCCATACCCAAACCCTCCCTTGCAGTACCGCTCATATGACTCTTGAGACCCAGGTGATATCCCAAAAGCGCGACTAAAACTCAGCCTCGAGCTGCTTGTAGGCCTCGAAGCTTCGCGACGCATCTTCCGTCCATTCCACATCATGCCAGTGTCAAATACGGGTTGGTCCCACATTCGGGTAGCTCGCCCACCTAAATGGCGCAAACGCTTGTAAAAGGAGTTCCAGATTGGAAGACCTCCAGCAATGGCAATACCACAAGTACCAATTGTGGACATGTAGCTCTTCCAAGTCGCCTTATCAGTTATGTTGATGGAAGTGGTGAGGTCCTTTGACACACAAGTACGTGGGTCTCGACACATCACATATTGCTTACCATCAAACACAGGCTGAGTTTGACAAAACTTAATTTGCTCCAACACGTCCACAATTTTTCCACACTTCAAGACTTGACCAATGTTTGCGAACTCTCTCTTCACACTCTCCTGCAAATCCTTGACGTTGTTTTGTTCACATATAAGAATGCAATCATCACCGTCATCAAGTACCTCAAATCGGAATCGGAGTTTCTTCTTCAAATAGAGAAGAACAACGCAGACGAGAATAACATTCCCCAGAGCAGTGTTCATATCACCGCTCTGTCTGCCGCCACGTCGGTGCCAGCGAATCGTCCCAGGGCGAGACGAACGACTTGCCTTACCGACATTGCAGACGCCTACATTGTATATTTGTTTCTCCAATAGCCACCGAAGTACACCAAAATCTGGATCATTTCGAAATATATCCAAATACAGGGAGTGCTCAAACCGAAGTCCTTGCTCAAACACATGCTGGTCAAACCTAGCTGCATCAATATCGAAGCCGCGAGGATTCCTAAAGCTGTTCCATTTGCCATCAAGCGATGCACCACGTTGTTCCAAAGTGAGTCCTTTCGCAACACTAGGGTGTGGTGATCTGAACAGTTGATCAATAGATCGGTACACTCGTTCTTCAATTGGTTTTGTAAACCGCGCTAGCCAAACGTTAAACCGCTTAGTCCGCGGCTGGATTGCACGTGGGTCATTGAACTCCACAGGCTTAACAGAGAAGTTCAATTTCTCAAACTTCCTGAAGGTGCGTTCCAGTGCGTCACGCTCA